TGGCACTGCTCTAACTTGGCCACACGCTCCCGATACTTCCACCACTCAGCATCGGCATCGTCAAGCGCCATGTTGTGTTTAACCATATCATTCTTGACCACGAAGAGCAACGCTGACTTGACCCTGCGAATATGCGGAAAGTGTTTGAACACCATGATTGACATCAGCCTTAGCTGGTCAAGGTCAGGGTACTTGTTGTTGCCGGTCTTGTAGTCCACGACAGTGGCGGTCAGGTTGTCGTCATCAATGATGAGCAAGTCCGCAATACCGCGTACCCACCTGCCTTTGTCGTTGAAGCTGCATGGCTGCAAGTCAGGCGTGATGCCCATCTCGTACTCGCACAGCTTTCTGCCGGGCTTGGCCAGTAGCGCATCAAGCACTTCCTGTGCATAAGAGAACTGGGGCGGCAGTGGTGTGCCGTCTCGTATGTACAGTTCAGCGGCGGTATGAAACTCTTTGCCGTAATACGTGGCCTCAGTCTCCTGAAACGGGTATCTGTTAAGCACCTTGACTTCGTGATACCTGCGTGGGCATCCTTCAAAATCTTTCAGGGCGCTGTGGCTCCACGTTACTTGTGTCATCAAAACCTCGCTGTGCGTATTGCTGTTGCCAAACGTGTGGCAAATTCTTTGACAAACCGCTCGTTGCGGTTTAACTTGTCTTCGTCCATGTCGTCAAGGATGGCATGAACAAGCTCGTGCCAAAACGTTTCGTGAATAAAAGCTGGATGGAACAAGCGTCCAGTTCTACCGTTACGCATGCTCAGCTGTATCAGTCTCTCGTGGTAGTTAACCTCGCCAGCCAATCGCTTGTCCAGCATGGCTTCAACCACTTCGATTGAATACTCTTTCTGCCCCACGCGGATGCGTTTGGGGATTGGCTGTCTCATTCTTGTTGTCATTGCTTTGCTTCTCCATATCTACGGTGTGCACCACCGTCAGCGGCCAGAGGTATGCCCGGCATGTACTTCGGCTCCAATGTCATCTGCTCCAAGACCCAAGACTTGGCTTCAGCGACCTCATCATCAGGCACCAGCACGATCTGTTCGTCGTGCACTGTGCCCACCACGGGGTACTTCTTCGTTACCCTCAACATTCCATCGGTCATGACAATACGCGCCACGGCCTGCGTAACGTTATTGGTAACCTTCCCTGCATACAGCTTGGTAGCGTTTGGCCCGTATACCCACTGGCTCCTACCTTTTTCATCTTTTGTGCGTCTGAGATCGGGGTAGAGCAAGCTCATCCCGTTTGGCAATTCTATACGTTCTTTGCTGAACGTCAAGCACTTGTGCTGGTACACCTTGCCCCCGTACAGGCTGTCCTCGATAAGCTGGGAACACATGTCCCAGAAGGTAGCAACGGGGTGGGCAGTGGCGCGGTAGATGTCGATGATCTTCTTGGCCGCAAGGCAGTGGATCAACAGCTCCTGCTGTGTACAGGTGTGCGGTATCTCCAGCATCTTGGTCACGTTGTCTTCCCAATCTACAAACCGCTGGGCATAGGCTTGATCGACTCCCAGTGTTTTGGCAAAGGCTTTGTCGTAACGGACAGGCGGCGCACCAAGGAACCCCACAAGAAGCTGGGCCGCGAACGATGCCCACCCGAGTCCATACCCGCAGCCCAAGAGCGCACTCTTCGCAGACTGCCGGAGGTCGGGATGAGACTCCTTAGTAAGTCCGGGTATGTTAAACATCTGAGCGCCGAACGCGGCGTAAGGGTCACCACCTGACCTGAAGATGTCAAGCATCTCGTGGTAATCCGAAAGCCACGCAAGAACTCGCGGTTCAATTTGTGATAGGTCACCGACGACCAGTTGGTACCCTTCGGGAGCCATAATTGCTTTGCGTAGGAAACTTCCACGCTTGAGGTTTTGCATGTTGATTGCTGAACCTTTCGCTGCCGTCCAACGTCCCGAGAGAGCGCCATAATATGATAGCGGAACCGGTAGTTTGCCGCGCTGAGATATGTCAAGGAATCGTTGTGCCCTTGTGCGCTCGGTCGTGGATTTAACTTTAAGGCGCGCCTCACAAAGGAGGGCAACATCTTCACGTTCACCGTTGAGCAACGACTGGAACAAGGCATCATTCTTGGCAAGAGCGAGCGTCTCTTTGCCGGTAGTTTTACTGACTTTAGTCGGGGGAGTAACCCCGAGGCTTTGAAGTATGTCTGCAAACTTTGGGTTCGACGCGAGTTCAGCCTCTTGTATGCCGAGTCTTTGTAGTAGTCCTTCACGTAGTTCTCCTTCTTCTGTGAGTGCTTTGATGAGCATCTTGCTGTCAAGCTCAAGTTGTGGTCGTGTGTACATCTTGAGCGTCATGTCGATCAGACGCAGTTCGGATTTGGGATAACCGGCTCCAAGTCGTTTGAAGATTTCCTCGCACAGGTACACGTCATGGGCACAGTACTCGGCAAGTTCTCGTTCAATCTCAGGCGATATTGATGTGAGGCCGTTTGTGCTATGGACAGCCGTTCCTTTAGGTTGAAGTCCAAAGTCGAGCGCCAGCTTCGCGAGGGAATTGCCAACCTCCACGCCGCGTAAAGCTCTTGCCATTGATAGCGTGTCGAAGATGAAGGCAGGATGGGCGTTGTATACCCACTCCATAATGGATACATCGAACTGTGCGTTGTGCGCAAGCACTGCGGTTCGTCCCCAGTCGATTCCAGAAAAGTATTCACGTAGTCCATCTCCTCCAACCCATTCAATTGGATCATCGGTTCCGAACTCATGTACGCATACTCCAAACGCTTTGAACCTTTTGTCACGGATGTACTCCTCAGTTGTAAGTTTTGATAGCGTGTAGTCTTTGCTGTCCCACCGAGTTTCAAAGTCGATGGCGACTATCTTGTCAAATGGTTTTGTCATTGAGTTCCTTTAGTCTGTCGTCTGCTGCTTGCATTACAGCGGCAGCAAGCTTTGGGTCTTCTTGTGCCAGTTTTGTCATGAATCGGGCAATCCACCCTTCATCAAACTTGTACGGTTCTTCTGTTGATTCGTGTACGATCTCTACAATTCTTTGTCTGCTTATTTGTGCTTTCAATTAAATGCCTCCTTTGGGGGAGCGTCCATAGTGTTTAAGAATCCGAAAAAACTGTTGACCTCCAACAGCATTTCTGCGGCATCCATCTCGTCACAGTTCATGGTGGTAAGTGCGGTCAGCTCGCCGTTCGTCTTAACCATCAACACGGCTTGGTTTGGGTTGGGGCCGTAGCATGTGACCAATGCCAACACTGCCATCTTGAAGTGCCGTTTCTCGTCATCGTCCATCAACGCCAAACGCTTTTCTAAGTCTTGTTCAGTATCCATTCTTTGATCTCCCATAGTTGGTTCATGTTCTCTTCGTTCACGACAAGGGCTAAACCCCCAGCGTTTTGTATTCGTGTCAACTCCCGTTCTTGCAAAGCTGTTGTCGTCCCCTTTCCTGCCTTGCATTCGATTGCAATAAACCGCCCGTCAAGGCAGCCGATGATGTCAGGGATGCCCGCCCGCCCCATACCGTTTTGCATAGGTGAGAAATGGTACACCCCCATCTGGTCAAGCAGTTCCTTAACCTTCTTTTTAACCTTGGCTTCAGGCGTCATGGCCATCTTGTACCTCTTTTAGTTTGAGCATGTAATGTCTACACTTACCCAAGTCATCGCTTCCGTCTTTGCGCCCAGCACGCAGGCTGTACTTGATGATGTTGCCTTTGAGAAACCCAACGAACTCCTCGTGCGTCAGCACTGACTGCATCAATTCCCACGGCTGTATGGCCATGTCCTTGTAGTGGTTGCCGCTGATTTGCAAATCATCAGCCCGTGTCCCGTTGAAATGCTTATCCATGTTCATTTTGCTTCTCTCTTTCGTTTATGTTCTTCAAGATACTTGCGTAACCACACAGCCCCACCGAGCTTGCGCCATTCTTTGAACAGCTCTTGGGTCAGTCTTGCCCCAACAATTTTTGGATTGCTGGTCAATTCAGTCTTGGGTCTTGGCATTTGTGGTCTTCTCCGGCAGCTTTGGTTAAAAAGATAAGGTAGCAGTTGCTGCACCGCCATACAAGTCCTTCTTGCACGACAGTCCTGCGCTCACCATGTGAGCCGCGCACTTTACCAAAGAATGTTCTGATTGCTTCAAGCATTCTGTTGCTCCTGTGGTTGGGGGTAAAGTGCAATGGGTTTATATGTGTTGGCGGGTTTCCTAAACCTGAAATACTTATGCCCGACTGCGTTTTCACACAGATAACCAACAGGCA